TAGCAAGTGCAGTATTCAACGCTTCAATTGTAAGACCTGATGGAATTGTAGATTTAAAAGAAGTTTCATTAGATAAAATATTAGATAGTCAAAAGAACGTTAAATGCTATCTAACAGGTTATCCTAAGCTATCTAACAGGTTATCCTAAGTTTGATAGAATGACATTGGGAATTAGAAAGAATGAAATTACAACTGTCACTGCAGGTACAGGTATTGGTAAAACAACATGGACAAGGGAATTGACTTTAAAGCTCATTGAACAAGGACTGAAAGTAGGTTATATAGCTTTAGAAGAAAACATAGCAAGAAGTCTTTTAGGTTTCTTTGCAATTAAAGAGAATATTCCATTGTGGAAATTATTTACTGAACCTAATACTATTTCAAAAGAAAGACAAGAAGAATTATACACTCAATTGAAAGATTATTTATTCTTATATGATCATTTTGGATCTCTTGAAGTTGAGAATCTCTTAGCTAAGATTAGATATATGATCAAAGCATTAGGAGTAGATTTTATAGTTTTAGATCATCTATCAATTGTAGTCTCAGGATTAGAAACTGAGAATGAAAGAAAAGCAATTGATATTATAATGACTAAATTAAGATCATTAGCTGATGAAACCGGAGTAGGTATTATCTTAATCTCTCATCTTAAGAATAAAACTCAAGGTAAAAGTTATGAAGAAGGTGCTGAGGTTACTATCAATGATTTAAGAGGTAGTGGAGGAATTAAACATATATCAGATTTAGTCATTGCTTTAGAAAGAAATATGCAAGAAGGAGAACATGTAAGTACATTAAAAGTATTAAAGAATAGATTTACAGGTGAAACTGGGATTTGTGATCATTTAGAATACATCAGAGAAACTGGTAGATTAGTATTAAAAGATATGGAAACTCAAACTGTAGATCCTGAAGAGGTGTTTAAAATAGAGAGTAATAACAATAATAAGGAGGATGAAATTGAATGGTGATATTAATTAGTGGAAAACAAAGAGCTGGAAAAGATACAACCGCAAAGATGTTATCTAATTTTTGGGAAGGTGCTGAGATTATTCATTTTGCAGATAAATTAAAAGATTTAGCAAGAGAATTATTTGATATGCAAGGAAAAGATAGACAACTCTTGATTGATTTAGGTTCTAAAATGAGAAGTATAGATCCTGATGTTTGGGTTAGATATGCACTTAAGAAAATGGAAGCTGAACCAGATAAGATTTGGATTGTTCCAGATTGGAGATTCAAGAATGAAGAAGAATATATTAAGAATAATTCAAATCAAGAAATACTTACAATTAGAGTTCATGCTTCAAGTGATATTAGAAAGTCCAGAGGAGCTTCTTATTATGAAGCAGCTGAAGAGGATCCCTCCGAAAAAGATTTAGATAGTCATGGTTTTGATTATGTATTCAAGAATGAAGACACTTTAGAAGATCTTTATACTTCAGTTGTAGGCTTAGCTGTATTAGAAGGTTGGGTGAGATAACGAATCGTTAGGGTATGTATAAACAAAACTACTTATTAGAGGTGACAATAATGGCTAACATGGATAAATTTGTATTCTTAGATATTGAGACTGATGGTCTTGATGCAACTAAGATACATGAAGTAGTAACTTATAGTAGAACTGATGGATATATCAGATGGAGAAATAGCTTTAAAGAATTAAAAGATTATCTTAATCAAGCTACACACTTAGTAGGACATAATATTTTATATTTTGATCTGCCTATATTAGAGAAATTGTTAGATTGGAAGAAACCATATAATACTTATGTTCTTGATACTTTACAACTAAGTAGATATATTTATAAAAATATCGGAGCTTTAGACTTACATGTAAAGATGCCTTCTAAGTTGAAAGGGAAACACTCCTTGAAATCTTGGGGCTACAGATTGAAAGTCTATAAAGGAGACTTCAGTGAAACTACAGATTGGAAAGAATGGTCTCCTGAGATGTCAGAATATTGTGAACAAGATGTAAGAGTGACTGTAAGTATATGGCAACATCTTTCACAACAATTAAAGAGCAAATATAATTGGAGTTTAGAAACACTACAAAGAGAAGCTAAAGTTATGGAGATCATAGCCAAGCAAGTTCATCATGGTTTTTACTTTGATAGAGATAAAGCGGAAAAAGCTTATTTAGAATTATTAGAAAGAAAAGAGATATTAGAGGAACCATTTAAAGAAGTGTACTGGGATGATGTTGTAGGTGTATACAAAAGAGATAATAAAACTAAAGGTATTAAAGCTGGAGATCCTAAGATTAAAAGAACATATTTTAATTTAGGTTCAAGACAACAAGTAGCAAGGTATTTAAAAGATAAGTATCAATGGGAGAGTCCTAAGAAAACTGAGAAGGGTAATCCAGTTTTAAATTCAGAAGTATTAGAACAATTTGCTAAGGCTCATCCTGAAGCTAAAGATATAATTGAGTATTTTGATTTAATTAAAGAGATTGCATTCTTAACTGATTGGTTAAAGGTTGTAAGGCAAGATAGAAGAATACATGGAGAAGTACATACCTTAGGAGCTACAACAAGAAGAATGACTCACAGCAAACCTAACTTAGCTCAGATACCTTCAGGTAAAAGTGTCTATGGAGAACTATCGAGAAGCTTATTTACTGTACCTGAAGGCTATAAATTGGTAGGTTGTGATGCAAGTGGATTAGAGTTAAGATGTTTAGCCCATTACATGGATGATGATGCGTATACTCATGCTGTGCTTAATGGTAAAAAAGAAGAAGGTACCGACATCCACACATTAAATCAAAAAGCAGCAGGATTAGATACAAGAGATAGAGCAAAAACATTCATTTACGCGCTAAATTATGGTTCAGGTGATGAAAATTTAGGAAGAGTTATGGGAAAGAGTAAACAAGAAGCAAGTAAGATCAGAAAGAAATTCTTAAAGAATACTCCTAAATTAAAAAAATTAATTGAGAAGGCTAAAAAACAAGCTAAAGAAAAAGGATATGTCCAAACAGTAGATGAAAGTTATATACCTATTAGCAGCACTCATAAAGCATTAAATTTTTTATTACAATCTACAGGTGCAATTGCAATGAAAGAATCTTTAGTTATTTTAGATAGGTGGCTTCATGAAAAAGGATATGAATCAGGGAAAGATTATTCGTTCGTGGCTAATGTTCACGACGAATTCCAAATTGAAGTCAAAGAGGAATTAGCTGAAGAAGTAGCTGAACTTGCAAGAAAATCAATTCAGCAAGCAGGAAAGAATTTAAAGTTTAAATGTGCTTTAGATGGTGAAAGTGCAATCGGTAATAACTGGTGGGAAACACATTAAAGGAGGAAATTATGAGAGATAAAGAGATTCAGATAAAAGATAATATAAAAATAATTACATTTGATACTTCAGAAGCTTATGTCATGGAGATTCAGAAAGAGGATGGGACAACTGAAGAATATGAAGTCTTTAGATGTTCGAGTATTGAAGGAATAAAAGAAGAACTATTCTTATTACACTCTTTACAGCATCTCAATAAAATAATTCATAATAGTGTTATGTGGAAACTCTTAGAAATTGTAGAGGATCTTATTGTAGAGGATTTTAAGAGTTATCATGATGCAGATCATGAAGCTTTTGAATGAGAATTAAATTAAAAAATTAAGGGAGGAATTATCAATATGAGAAAAGATATTATTGTATTATACGGAAATGATGATTTTGAATTATTAATGGTTAATGAACATTATGCAGTTAAGCTCTTAGATTCAAATCAATTAGTATCCTTTCAAAGTTTAAATGCAGCTCAAGAATGGTTAGAAACAAGATACGGGAAAGAAGGAGGTCTCATTAATGAATAATAATAATATAAAAGTAAGATTAGTTAATCCTAAATATTATAGAAACTCCAAGAATGTCTGGAGAGCCTTGGAGATTGCAAGAATATCTCATGGAATTAAAGGAGAACATAGTTTAAAAGTTAATAGAGATCTTTTAATAAGAATAATTCAGAATAAAGAAACTTCAGTATTAGAACATATGAATTTCACTTTCCATATCAGAAATATAACGCGTGGCTGTCTGCAAGAAGTTGTAAGACATAGGCATGCAAGTTATACGGTATTATCTACAAGATTTACTTTAAAGAAAATTATTAAAGAAGGTAATAAGAATATAGATAAATATTTTTACTGTCCTAATGATCAAGTAAGAGCTTTAACTTATATGAGTTTAGCTTCTATGGTAGATAAGATAAAGAGTAAAACAAATGATGATTTAAAAGCTTTTTTAACTGAGAATATGTATACTGAATTATATATGACCATAAATCTAAGATCATTATTGAATTTCTTGGATTTAAGATATTCAGATAAAGCATATCCTGAGATCAAAAGATTAGCTCTTGAAATAGGAAAAAGTTTAGTTAATATCCACCCGTTAAACACATTAATTATGGATTCTTTATGTTACTATAGTCCAAATACATATAAACTCAAGGAGGCGTTATCAGCTTATGAGATATAAAAGAGGAAATAGAATTTATATTGTACCTGAAATATCTGATGTATTATTAAATGGTATATCTGCATTTAAAGAAAGTATAATTTTAGGAGCATCTCAAGATTTTGAAGGAGGTAAACAATACTTTCTTGAAGGAGACATTAGACCATATGCTGAAGATGAATTAGCTTTATCTCCAACTGATGTAGGTTAGATATACAAGAAGAAAAAGCAAACAAAGAAAATACAATAATATTTATTGAGGATGAAGATGAAGATAAGGAGGATCATAACGATGATTAAATTTTATTGCAAAGAAGAATATTTAAAACCATATAAAAAACATTTAGGTGATGCAGGGTATGATTTAAAAGCTAAAGAGACTATAACATTAAAACCTAATGAAACTAAAATTATAAGTACAGGTGTAAAAGTTGTTGTGCCAGCCGGTATATTTGCAATAACTGCAGGTAGAAGTTCGATGAATGCTAAAGGAATTGTAGTTAATCAAGGAATTATTGATAATGGATATATAGGAGAAATCAAAGTAGTAATGCATAATACAACTAAAGATTCTTTTACTATCCATAAAGGAGAAAGATTTGCTCAATTAGTATTTTTACCTTTATTAAAATCCGATCATGAAACTTATATAGGTACTCCAGATATTGAAACTGATAGAGGTTCTAAAGGTTTTGGATCAACAGGAGGTAGATGAATATGACAGATCCTACATTATTGATTGATGCTGATATATTGGTATATGTAAGTGCAGTCAGAAATCAGACTGAGATTGCATGGGGAGATACAGGAGAGAATACATATCTTGATGAGTATACAGCTAAGAAAGAATTACTTCATCAGATTGAAGAATTTGAAGACATGTTTCAGACTAAGAAGACTTTTTTAGCTTTGAGTGGAAGTAATAATTTCAGAAAGCATAAAGTTACTAAATCGTATAAGAAAAATAGAAAGAATATAGCTAAGCCTAAATTGATTCCTACTTTAAGAACTTATTTATATAACAGATTTGGTGCAGGAAATATTCTCTTAGAAAGTATTTTAGAAGCTGATGATATGTTGGGTATCTTTCAAACTAAGTGGAATAGAGAAGGTATTAATACTATCCTCTTAACCATTGATAAAGATTTAGATCAAATTCCAGGGAAACATTATAACTGGAAGCATGATGAAGAGTATGAAATCTCAAATGAAGAAGGAATAAAAAATATCTTTCTTCAAGCATTAACTGGAGATAGTACAGATGGTTATAAAGGCTGTCCTAAGATAGGAAAGGTGAAAGCAGCTAAGTTATTGGACAATGTAGCTACAGAAGATTTATGGGATGCTACCTATAATATATTCAAAGAAGCAGGAAAAACAGAACATTATTTCAAGACTCAAATGAATCTAAGTTTTATTCTTAGAGATCACTTTTATGAGAATGGAAAAAGAAAGTCTTTGACTAAAAGGAGATATTTAAAATATTTAATAATGAATGAAGATGATAAGTAATGGGGAAAGAAGATAGATTAGTAATAAAGTTTGAGATTAGTAGAAGAAGAGTAGGCGGAGACTATATTGAAACCTCCGCCTTCAATATCAAGAATGAAGATGAAAGAAAACATGTTGAATATTATCTAAAATACTTATTGAAGGAGTTGGAGAATCATGGAAGATAGTATATTTAAACCTATGTTAGCTTATGATAGTAAGTTTGGAACTAAGTTTATAGATCCTAAAAAGATGTATATGATTGAACCTAAGTTAGACGGTGTCAGGGCTTTAATTAAGATAAATCTTTCTGATCTTACATTTGAGATTTATAGTAGAACATTAAAGAGATATAAGACATTTGAAACTTTATTACAAGAAAGATTAATGGAGTTAGCCCAGCAAGCAAGAGATATTTATGAGTATAATAAACTCACTACTTGTGTATTTGATAGTGAAATAACAGGTAATAGTTTTAAAGAAGTATCAGCTTTAGGACATATGAAAGAAGTACCTAAAGACTTTGATGGTTCTTCATTAACTGTAAATATCTTTGATTGTATAACTCCTGATAATGCAGATGTACCTTTATTCGTTAGAAAGTCTATATTCTTTAATTTCTCTTCTATACCTCAGATTAACTTCATTAAAGATGTTGTATTCTCAGGTGAGGAATTATTAGATTTAAATAAAGTTCAAAGTATATGTAAAAGCTATGTTGAAGATAAAGGTTATGAAGGTATAATGTTGAAGGATCTACAAGGGAAATATATTAAAGGGAAAAAGTCTAAGTCATGGCTCAAGGTTAAACCAGTTAAAACAATTGACTTAGAAATAGTAGATTACTTAGAAGGGGAAGGAAAGTATTATAAGAATTTAGGTTCTTTACTATGTAAGAGTGCAGATGGTTATCATGTATCTGTAGGTAGTGGATTAACTGATTCTCAGAGGAAAGAATTGTATAATAACTTTGAGGATTATAGACATAGTATTGTTGAAGTACAATATCAAGAGAAAACTCAAGATAAGCAAGGAAGATGGTCATTGAGATTTCCTGTATTTAAGACTATTAGAAATGATAAAGATGCACCAGATTATTTAAGGGAGGATGATTAAATGAACTCATATCAAAAATTTATATACTTAAGAACATACTCAAGATGGTTAGAGGATAAAGGAAGAAGAGAAGATTGGAATGAGACTGTAGATAGATATGAAAAATTCTTTGATGAACGTGTCCCAGAGTCTCTTAGAGAGCTTTTTGGTGAAGCTATGAGAAGTATTAAGGATTTAGAAGTAATGCCCTCTATGAGGGTCCTATGGACGTCAGGAAAGGCATTGGCTTTAGAGAACATTGCAGGATATAATTGTGCTTACATTGCAATTGAAAAACCTAAAGATTTTGCAGAAGTATTATACATTCTAATGAATGGGACTGGAGTAGGATTTACAGTAGAAAAAGAAGCAATTAATAAACTCCCTAAGATTCCTAAGGTATTAGAAGATATAGATAAAACAATTGTAGTTGGGGATAGTAAATTAGGATGGGCTGAAGCTTATAATGAATATCTTCAATTATTATATAAAGGTAAAATAGCTAAAGTGGATTATTCTCAAATTAGACCTGCAGGTGAAAGATTAAAGACATTTGGAGGTAGAGCATCAGGACCTGATCCTTTAAGAGAATTATTTGAATTTACATTAAATACTTTTAAAGGAGCTAAAGGAAGAAAGTTTAATTCAATTGAAGTATACGATATAGTAACCACCATAGCAAGTATTGTAATTGTAGGTGGAGTTAGAAGATCAGCTACTATTTCATTATCTGATTTACAAGATAAACATATGAGGGATTCTAAGATAGGACAATTTTGGATTGAACATCCTAATAGAGCTTTAAGTAACAACTCAGCTATATGGAGTGATAATATATCAAGACAAGTATTTAATAGTGAATTTAAAGCTTTGATTGCTTCAGGTTCAGGTGAAAGAGGAATTGTAAATAGAGATGCAATTAGAAGACAAATGGAAAAGTTTGGAAGAGATAATGAAGGATTAGTTGGAGTCAATCCATGTTTGGCTGGTGATTCAAAGCTATTAATCAAAGATGAAAATACAGGAGAGGCTATAGAAGTACCTATTGAAAAGTTAGAAGATAAAAAGGTTGAAGTTTATTCTCCTTTTGATAGTGATTTTGTAGAGGCTGAAGTTTTCAGTACAGGAATTAAACCTCTCTTGCATTTAAAAATGTCTATTGGAGAAGACTTAAAGCTCACTGAAGACCACAGAATTTTTACTACTGAGGAAGAGTGGGTAGAAGCAGGAGAAGCATTAGGAAAAAGAATAATGCCTAAAGAGTACTATATGCAACCAGAATATAAAAACGAAGATGCTTTTAAATTAGGCTTTATTATAGGTGATGGGACTTTACATGTTAAGAATCAAAGAGGGGTTACAGTACACATCAACAGAAAGAAAGATGCAGAAATTAAAGAAGTGTTTGGGTTTGATGGTTCTCAAAGACAGTATTATACTATAATTTATGATGACCTTTTAGATGAATATGGGGTAGTTAGAGCTAATTTACCTGAGAGACATCTTCCAAGTGAGATTTTTCAAAAAGAAAATTATATTAAAGCTTCTTTTCTCAGAGGATTATATAGTGCAAATGGTTCTGTTATAAAAGGTTATAGAATTGCTTTAAAAGCTACATCTAAAGAATTAATAAATGGTGTACAAAAACTTCTTGATACTCTTGGCATTAAAAGCTACATCACAACAAACAAGAAAAGGAAAGTACAATTTAGCAATGGAATTTACACATGTAAAGAATCTTATGATTTGAATATTGATAGGTATGAATCTATTTTAAAATTTAAGACTTTAATAGGGTTTGAACAAAAATACAAACAAGAAGCTCTTCAAGAACTTATAAAAACAAAAGCTCCAAAAGTTTTACGTATTAGCCCAATAGGCTCTGAAAAGGTTTATGATTTTTCAATGGTTAAAACGCATGCAGGGGTTGCAAATGGCTTAGTTGTTCACAATTGTGGTGAGGTTTTACTTCATCCTAAAGAATTCTGTAATCTTTCTGAAGTAGTTATAAGACCTACAGATTCATTAGAAGATTTAAAAGGAAAAATAAAATTAGCTACATTATTGGCTACACTTCAATCTACATTAGATGATTTTAATTTCTTAGATAAAGCATGGTATGACAATATACATAAAGATAGAATCTTAGGAGTATCCTTAACTGGCTTAAGAGATCATCCTATTTTATCTAAAGTCAGTGCTGAAGCTAAACAATGGTTAAGAATATTGAGAAAGACTGCATATACAGCTTCTCAATATTATGCTGAAGAATTAGGTATCAATCCACCTAAAGCAATAACAAGTATTAAACCTTCAGGTACAGTATCTCAATTAGTTAATACAGCTTCAGGTATGCATCCAAGATATGCAGATTACTATATTAGAAGAGTTAGAATTTCAAAAGAAGATCCTTTAGCTCAAATGTTAATATCTCAAAAGGTTCCATATCATTATGAAGTAGGACAAACTGAAGATAATTTTACTACTTATGTATTTGATTTCTATATTGCATCTCCTAAGACTTCAGTAAAGACTGATGATGTAAATGCAATTGAACAATTGGAGTATTGGAAAATGATTAAAGAGAATTATACAGATCATAATCCTTCAGTTACTATTATGGTAAAAGATGATGAATGGGAAGCAGTCAAGAAGTGGGTATGGTTAAATAAGAATCTATTAGCTGGAGTATCTTTTCTACCTAAAGATGATTCAGTATATGAATTAGCTCCATATGAAAAGATTACTAAAGAACAATATGAGAAGGCTACATTGAAGACTAAGTTATTAGATTTTACTAAATTAACAGCCTTCGAACATGAAGATCATACAGAAGGAAGTAGAGAATATGCATGTACAGGTGGAGGTTGTGAACTATAACAGTTTTTCTACAGGATCGAAAGTGACTAATAAAGGAGGTTTCAGAGGATGATAATACCTAAATTCAGTAAAGATTTAATTGAAGAATTATCTAAAATTTATGGTGAGCTTAGACTTACACCTGATTTGACAATAGAAGAAATAATGTTTAAATCTGGAAAGAGAGAATTAGTAAAAGAATTAATAGAAGATTTGAAATATCAAGAAGAAGGAGATGATTCTCAATAATGAATACTAATGAAGAAGAACTATATACAACCATAGGTGAAGAGTTTAATGATTTACAGAAATCTAAAAATACATTCTTAGAAAGGGTTAGGTTATGCTCCATGCTAACCATCCCTTCTCTAATTCCACCTGAAGGCTCAGGAATTAATACTGTATTACCAACTCCATATCAGAGTGTAGGTGCTCAGGGAGTTAATAACTTAGCTTCTAAATTATTATTAGCTTTATTTCCACCTACAATTCCTTTCTTTAAATTAAGTCTTAAGAAGGAAGCTAAGGAAAGAATTGATGGACAACAAGCGGCTGAGGCTGAAGCTGCATTATCAGATTGGGAAAGAGTATTATTAAAGAAATTTGAAAGTAGTCAAAACAATAGAAGTAAATTATTTGAAGCTTTCAAACATTTAATAGTATCAGGTAATTACTTGCTTAAGTTCCATAAAGAGAACAAGGATGAATGGAAATTTGTAGGCTATTCAATATCTGATTATGTAGTTAAAAGAGATTTAACAGGTAGATTATTAAAAGCAATAATGAGAGAAAGAATAGACTTTAAAGGATTATCTCCTAAAATACAAAAGATGATTAGAGCTAAAGAAATTGCAAATGAAGTTCAGGATAATGGAGGTAATAATTTAGACACTACAATTGAGAATGTATTATTTACTAAGATTGAATTATTGAATAATGGAAGTTATAAAGAAACAAGAGAAATCAATGGAGTTAAAATTGATGAGAAAGTATATAATAAAAACTTACCTTATCTCTTCTTGAGATGGTCTACAAGCACCACAGAGAGCTATGGGAGAGGTTTAACTGAAGAATACTTAGG